GAGCGAGATGACTCCATCTACAAGGACGACGGTGTGTCTGTCGACTACGCCGCTCTGATTGACAAGGTGAATCACTTCATCTCAATCGTGGCAGAGCAGTCCAAGACCGAGGATATCGCAGGCATCATCTTCGATGGTGGCTCGTCGTTCCTCAAGTGGTGTGAGCAGGCGATGACCGCTGTGCTTCTCCGCAAGGGAACCATCAAGGAAGAGGGCGACGCCTTCAATCAGAAGGAATGGCGCACTCGCAACCAATTGTTCCGTGATGCCCTGACCCGTCTCCACGGTCTGCCGGTGCCTTGCGTGTTCTTCACGTTCCACCTCAAGGACATCTCAAACTATGTCGACAATGGTTCAGGCGGTAAAGTTCTGATGAAGGTCGGCGAGCGACCCGAGTGGGAGAAGGGAACGATGCGTCTGTTTTCACAACAAATCTTCCTGACCCGCTACATGAAGAAGGCCGACCCTGCCGCTGGTGTCAAGGCTGACCCAACGCTCGGTCCGGATGACTGGGTTGTCAAGGCTCACATCGAGGAAATGAAGGGCAGGCACATGGAGCATCTCGGTGAGACGCACACGATTCTCAAGGTCTCTGAGGGCACCGTCACTTGGACGGGCCTTCCGTTCCTCACTTGGGGTGCCGAGTGATGACCACCGCTTGGATTATCGCTCTCTGGGGAGTCACGTTCGTTGGGTTGGCTTGGATGGCTGTTGGCTTCAACCGGGTCTTCCAAATCCTTGAGGAGTTGAATAACAAATGAAGGTAAGTCTGACCAAGGGTAGCCTCATCCAAGCACTCTCCATCATCCGTCGACCACAAGTTGTATCGGGAAAGAAGTTGGACCAAGCGGCCTCTTGCGTGGTCGTGGCAGAGCCTACGAAGTTCTCCATAACGTCACTGTCCACTGACATGACGACCTTGACCTACACAGAGTGGGAAGCGGACAACGACCTTGAAGAGCCCGTCCACATCCCCATCCCCGATATCGCTTCAGTGCAGAACATTCTCGCTATGCACGCTACTGACCTGACCATCGAGGTTCTGAGTCCTCTCAAGATTCGGTTCAAGTCGGGACGGAAGCAGACGACACTCGACGCATCGCTTCAGGCCAAGGCGTCGGCCTACTCGCAGACCACGCTCATCCAGAACCATGAGAAAGGCACGATGCTGATGGGTCGAGTTGATTGGGACAATCTGTCCTACACTGACGGCACAGGCAAGGTGCATGAGAACATTTGGGACGAAACTGTTGATGCTACGGATATGTACGATGCTCTCAGGTGTGACAACATCAACGGGCAAAAGATGAACCGCTATGTTTTCACCGTGAATGACAGCGACGGATTCCGCATCACGACCGGCGACACTCCGAAGGGTAAGACGGAGAGTCTGATTCGTGCCCCTCAACCGACGATGAACTTCGATGTCGATGCCACCTTTGGCAACGGCTTGGACTCACTGTTCGGGAACTTCAACGGGGATGCTCGCATGGCTGTCATCAGTCTTGGCGAACACGGGCACAGGCTCGCAATCAAGTGCGGAGACACCTGCGTTTTCCAAACAGCGGTGGTCGCATGAACCCCATTCGTCATGCAGAAGGGTTGACCTGTATGCTCTGTGCTAATCCGGTACTCCCGCTCGCTTGGCAATCCGGATTGTGCGAGAACCATTATATCCTCTTAGCCCGTACTAATCTTAATGGTGAGCGTTAAGAAGGTATTCGCCGCTTCTATGGGGGTGAAAGGTATCACCCTCAAGGAGTTCTCTCGTGTTTACGAGAAGGTCGAGGCCCTCGGCGTTCGCATGAGTCGTCGTAGGTACGTCAAGGTGGCCGTGATGTACGCCATCGAGGGTATGGGAAAGCAAGTCTTTGCGGCAGAGCACGTCAGGGATGCCGCTAACGAGGTTCTCAACACAAGATTGCACATCAATGTTCATGAGGCGGCATCTGTCATTGGGATGTTCTGTCGTAAGGGATACCTTGAGTTGGTGGATGACCGCCGCTCTTCCAATCATCGTTCGACGTGGCGTGTCGCTTCCCAACCTTGATAAACGAGTTTCTATCTGTTTTTATTGATGAACATCAAACACCCTGTCTCCGGAGAAATCCTACAAATCGACATCAGCGAACTCGTTGCTCCTTTCACCCACACCATCGACGATGACCTGTCCGTTTCGGTCAGTGTCAAGTCAAAGTCTGCACCAAAGAACTACACTGACAAGGAATGGCTCAGTGAGAAGTATTTGGAGCAGGGTCTGTCGATGAGTGCCATCGCTTCAATGTGCGGAGTGTCCGCTATGACCATCCATATGTGGCTCAAGAAGCAGGGCATCGCTACACGTCCCCGTGGTCGCCCCAAGGCAAACTCCGATTGATATAAATACCTTCAGTAGAAGGTAATTGTATGATTGTAGAACGAATGGGCCAAGGTGTCCGTGTCTTCCATAGGGGAGAAGAGGGCGGTAGAAGGACGACTGACTTCCCCGGCTTCTTACCGTACTGCTACGTCGAAGATGAGTCGGCAAAGTGGATTGAAGACACCATCGAGACGCCGGGATTCAAGGGCGTGTTCGGCACGAGTCTGACTAAGATTGAGGCTCAGGAAGAAACGATTCGACAAGTCGCCAAGATGGGGCCGACGTGGGAAGCACGCATCCCTCACGCCAACAAGGTTCTCGCCGCACACGTCAAGGGTGGTGGCGACCCTATCCCCCCGTACAAACACCGTGTGTGGTATCTTGACGGTGAGTGGTCCATCGAGACCGGGGCCATCACCATGCTCACGGTCCACGACTCCTTCACGGAGAAACTCTTCACTTGGTTGTGGCATCCTGAGGTGTCGCCGGGGAAGCATCATTCCCTTGGAGAATACTCCTACGGTGAAACTCCCATCATGGCGTTTGATAGCGAGGCCAAACTCCTACAACACTTCGTGAACTTCATGCGTCGGCACGACCCTGACATCATCACCGGATGGTATGTCGCTGGTGCTGACATCAAGCAGATTGTCAATCGTTGCCGGTTCAACAAAGTACGGGCGACTACGATGTCGCCGCTCAACCGCTTGCGCTACGACTACGGTGACTGGGACCAACCCATCCCCGGACGCAACGTGATTGACCTGATGCTCGCTTTCCCCAAAATCTACGAACTCAAGAACGGCAAACTTCCGGGCTACAAACTGGACGACGTGGCGGAGTTCGTCCTCGGCGAGCGCAAGGTCGAACTGAAGGATGGGCACGACACCTACTGGACGGACCTCCCTCTGTACGTCGACTACAACCGACAGGACGTGCGTCTGCTCCCACGCCTTGACAGGATGGTCAACGCTCTCGACTACTTCATCGCCGTGCAACACATCGCACAGTGCGACATCGCCACCACACCTTTCGTGACTAAGGTATTCAGCAGTCTCACACTCGGTGACCCCAAGGTGGACTTCCAAATCCCCACATCGCCGAAGTTCGTCAAGGAAGACTACGAGGGTGCTATCGTCATGGAAGAGCCCGCTGGTATCTACCCTAACGTGGGTATCTTTGACGTGAAGGCTATGTACCACAGCAACGTCAACCTACACAACATCTCGTGGGACACACTTGACCCCGACGGAGAAGACTGCGGAAACGGCACTTGTTTCGACAAGAGTCGGGTGGGTCTACTTGGTCGACAGATGGATTAGATGACTGACCTCCGTAATCACTACAAAACGATGCTCAAGGGGGCTACGACCGACGAAGAGAGGGTGCGCTACGACAGTCTGCAACATGCAACCAAGACGCTCGTTGCTTCGATGTACGGGGTCGCTGGTGACAGCAAATATGGCCTATATCACCCCGAAATCGCCTCTGCTATCACGTACTCTTCTCGTAGCACCCTGATGCGCCTCAAGGAAGAAGCCGAAAGTCGGGGGTGTAAGGTCCGCTACGGCCACACTGACTCCGTGATGTGCGATGTTGACTCCCCCGAAGACGGTCTGCGCATTCTTGCCGAAATCAACGATGCTATGGCACCGATTGTGGTCGAGTTTGAGAAGTGGTCGTCACGATTTATGTTGATGGGTAAGAATCGCTACTGTGGTCTGGTGACATGGACCGACGGAGAGTACCACGAACCCCAGCGATACGTCAAGGGAATCGAACTGAAGCAGTCCCGTATGCCCGGAATCATGAAGGAAGCGATGGGTAGGGTCATTGACGGCGTTCTGAAGGGCGAAGACGAGACAATCGTCAGTGATGAACGGTCATCCCTCATCATTCGGGTCGTGACGGGCCAAGTTCCGGTCGAATTGCTCATGATGAAGGGTAAACTAACCAAGAACCTTGAGGATTACAATAGCGTTGCTGGGCCTGCGGCGGGCGCACAATGGGCAAATCGAGTGCTGGGCAAGGGATATCGCAAAGATGACTACTTTCGGTGCGTTATCGACCCTCAGGGCAAGTATCTGGCCTTCGATGACCCCTCTGAAATCGAAGGAATCGCCGAAGTCGGCTACCGACTGATGTGTGAGAGGTTCGTAGCCAACAAGGTTCAGCCGTATTATGAGGCCGCAGGGTGGGATTTCTCACCGATTGTGCGTGCTTTGAGTGGAATCAACGAAGTGTGGGTTTAATAAGCCCTCCACGATTGGCAATATATGAGGGGACCGAAATGGCTCGTCAAAGTGTCCGTGGGACAAAGAAACTGACCGCTTTCCAACTCACTGAGTCGCTTCATGCGCTTCAGAATCAAGTCCACATCCTTTCGACCGCTGTCGGAAACGACGTGCGACGCCTCAATATCCTTCTTTTCGCACTTCTGAAGGAGATGGGCAAGGTCGACGAGATGGAATGTCCTCGCTGTGATGTCATGAACCTTCGACCCACCATCGACGACCTTGAGGTTGACCCGAACTGCGCAGAATGCGGCGCAAGACTGCGACCTGAGACGGATTACGTCGATGAGGCAATCAAGAACTCCGAGGATTGGGAATCCGAGGAATGATTAAGTGACATGTGGCATGTCCGAGTTTCATAGGTGAGTATTATGGCACGCAACAATACCCTTACAGCATCGTTCGCACAGGCCGCAGGTGATGGCGCAAGTGGATTTAGCGAAGCGTCTGGAAACGTCTCATTTACCAGCGGCGATGCGGTCAAAATCGAAGGAAACGTGTCTCACTCGTCTTCCGTACAGTATGTTATGGCCGACTTCGGTGTTGGTCAGGCTGACGGTATCTACTTTGAAAATCGAGAC